TGTGCTCCTTACATGGCAGAACTGGCGTTGGCAATTCAGGAGAATATCTCCCCAGTGAATCAGATCGACAGGTCGGCCTCGGAATGTTGGGACTTGCCAACCTCCTACGAAGGTACGGAGTAACTTACGAGCAATTCGGTGAAGCGCTTGATCAATATAATCGCTTCAAAAGTAAACCATTTCACTCAGCTGCTTATGAACTTGTCTCTCAAATTGCTTCAGGAATTAACCAAGCAGCCGCAGTCGCTCGCAACGCTAATATGGTTCGAGCCTTTGCTATCGCGCCAACCGCCAGTTGCAGTTATCGAAGCCTGGATCTGGATGGCTATACTAGCACACCAGAAATCGCTCCACCTATCTCGCAGACAGTTGATCGCGACTCAGGTACTTTCGGAGTACAAACTTACAACTACGGTGACGTAGAGATTGCCAGTAAAGTAGGCTGGCAAGCTTACAAACGTGTTGCCGATGGCATCATGACTCTACTAGATCGCACAGGGCTTCTTCACGGTTATAGCTTCAACTCTTGGAGTGACATGGTGACCTACGACGATGAGTTCGTGGAAGAGTGGCTACGGTCCCCGCAAACATCTCTCTATTACAGCTTACAAGTAATGGGAGATACTCAAGATAAATCAGATGCCTATGCTGCCTTAGATCAGGAAGACATTGATGAGTATTTGAGTGACCTTTTCAACAATTCAGAAATCACCTGTGACTGTCAAGAATGAACCCTTACGAGAAGCTACAAAACAGAAAAAGAAAGTGGACACCAGTCCAGACAACTGCCGGATCATGCAAGGCAGGAGCGGAAGAGACGGTACACCGTGCACTTGCGTTACGACATATGGAACTACCTGTGGGAGATTTTATCCGTGATGGATTGGATGCCGACGTACCAGAACTATCGCGGAAGCTATTGGAATCAAATGTCACCGACGAAGAAAACCACGACCTGGCACTTGGTTACATTGCCAATGCTTACGGTGTTGATCAAAAAGCTGAGGCTGAAGCGTTACGGTTACGTGATGCTTGGACAGCGCATCCGGATCATACGATCCTCAAAGCGATGGTTGCCGAGCGTGCAATTTTCTTCGTTCTTCTACCATTCATGCGCTTTAATGGTGACGCTGGAATGCGTACAGTAAGTGCTGACATCTCACGAGACGAACAGATCCATGTCGCGGCTAACAGTCTTGTTTGTCGGGAGCTAGGGCTTACTGTCAGTCCTTCTCTTGATAAACTCCGCAAGGCAACTATCAATTGGGTAATGCAACCACTAGGTAGCAATGCCGATAAATATTTAGATAGAAAATTTTGGCTAGATTCTAGTGATCGTTTAATGTATGAAGGTAAAGCTCCGCAGCTTTCTGACACACGATCAGCTAGGATGCCAGCGTTCTTTGAACACTCGAATGTAAACCTACCTCAATATGCTTGATCCTATCTTTGCACCAAATTTAGAGTTAGTAATAGAAGAGTTAGATCAATTATTCCCTGACAAATATCCTGACTACTTGCTCTCTGATAAAGAGATTTGTTATAGAGCTGGTCAGGTTTCTGTCATCAGATACTTAAAAGAAAAATTCATTGAGGATTAAGACTATGTGTTTTGGAGGAGGAAACAGGGGTGGATCAGCAACAACAACACCACAGGCACCGCCACCACCAGCGCCTGTTCAGAAAATAGATACAACTATACCTAAGCCTACACCACCAGCAGAGGCTATTAAAAAAGAAGAGACTAAGGTGAAGACCAAGACACCTACTGCTAAGAAGCGTGAACGTATGCGTACTGGTACTGCATCCTTACAGACTGCTCCTGGTCAAGGTTTGAACATCGGACAAGGTAACTAATGAAAAGTGCACGGCAACGCTATCACGAATTAACGAGTGGCCGTACTGCATTTCTTGACATTGCACTTGATTGTGCTAAGCTTACAATCCCAACCCTGCTGATGCATGAGGAGACAACAACCGATTACACTCGGTTTAAAACTCCTTGGCAATCAGTAGGAGCAAAAGGGGTAGTGACTCTATCATCTAAACTGATGTTAGGATTGCTACCTCCTTCTACTTCATTCTTTAAGCTTCAGTTAGATGACTCCAAGTTAGGAGTTGAGATTCCTGCTGAAGCAAAGAGTGAGTTGGATCTAAGCTTTGCTAAGATTGAGCGCATGATTATGGAAAGCATTGCTGCTTCTACTGATCGTGTTCAAATCTTCTCAGCTATTAAACACCTTGTTGTTGCTGGTAATGCCCTGCTCTACATGCACAAGGATGGAATGAAGATGTATCCTCTCAACCGTTATGTGGTAGAGAGGGACGGCAACGGTAATGTAACTGAGATTGTGACTCGTGAAAGAGTTAATCGCAAGATGCTCGGTCCTGAGTTTGAAGCTCCTAAGTCTATGCAAAGTGCTGTAGACAGTAGTGTGGGCAACAAGTCTGAAAAGGATGTAGATGTATTTACTTGTGTCAAACTAACTAAGAAAGGCTGGACTTGGTATCAGGAAGCTGATGATAAGATCCTACCTAACACCTATGGTAAAGCTCCAAAAGACAAGAGCCCATGGCTACCACTCCGCTTCGTAACAGTTGATGGAGAGGACTACGGACGCTCTCGTGTTGAAGAGTTCTTAGGAGACCTACGCTCTCTTGAAGCCCTAATGCAGGCGCTTGTAGAGGGCTCTGCTGCAGCAGCTAAGGTGGTCTTTACTGTATCACCTAGCTCTACAACTAAACCTCAGTCCTTGGCTAATGCTGGCAATGGTGCTATCATCCAAGGGCGTCCTGATGACATTGGTGTGGTTCAGGTTCAGAAACAAGCTGACTTCCGTACTGCCTTTGACTTAGCTGGTGTGTTAGAGAAGCGTATCTCTGAAGCATTCCTCATTCTTAACGTAAGACAGAGTGAGCGAACCACAGCTGAAGAAGTTAGGATGACACAGATGGAGCTAGAGCAGCAGCTTGGAGGATTATTCTCTTTGCTTACTAGCGAGTTCCTTATCCCTTATCTAAGCCGTAAGATGCTTGACCTTACTAAGTCAAAGCAGATCCCTGCTTTACCTAAAGGTCTTGTTCATCCTACGATTGTTGCAGGTATCAATGCTCTTGGCCGTGGTCAGGATCGTGAGTCTTTGATTCAATTTGTTACTACCATTGCTCAAACAATGGGACCACAAGCATTGGCTCAGTACCTCAACCCGGACGAAGCTATCAAGCGTCTTGCTGCTGCTCAAGGTATCGATATTCTTAACCTTGTCAAAGGTATGGAACAGATTCAAGACGAGAAGCAACAAGCTATGCAACAACAGATGCAAGCTTCTATCGTTAATCAAACTGGACAACTCATGGGCACTCCGCTCATGGATCCATCTAAAAACCCACAGGCTGTTGAGGCTGTCAGCTCTGCTACTCAAGGACTCCTTGGTGGTGGACAACAACAACAACAACAACCGCCTGGACCCGCTACTCCTCCCCCTGGTTAATTTAACTAGCACCTATGGCTATTAACATTGCATACGATCCATCTGATGATCCCGAAGCTATTGCAGCTAGGGAAGCCGAAGAGGCTGACAGCCTTGAAGTAGGCGAGAAGATGATCCAAGATCAGCAAGACTTACTTGCTGGTAAATATAAAAACGCTGAAGAACTTGAGAAAGCTTACCTTGAACTGCAACGTATGCAGGGTCGAGGTGAGGAAGATAATGATGATGATAGTGGAGAATATGAATCCGAAGAAGACGACACAGAGCAAGTAGAAGGAGACTTTGAACGCTATGATGAAGAAGGTTACGTCAACCAAGATGCTGTAGCTGAAGCTTATGGTGATGGTCTTGCGACAGCTTTTGCTGAAGCAAACATTGACCCTTGGGAAATGAATGACCACTTCTATGAAAATGATGGTACTATTACTGAGGAGATGTATGATCAGCTCAACGAAGCTGGCTTCTCTGATGAAACCATTGATGCTTACCTTGGTGGTCTCCGATCTGAGCTAGGATATGATGATGCTGCTGGTGTTCTGTCTGAATCAGAAATTAGTGACATCAAAGATATTGCTGGTGGTGACGAAGGTTATGCTGAAGTAGTTCAGTGGGCTTCAGAGAATCTTCCTGAA